AACTATGAAGTCTTGTACATATTCTCGTACTAGAAAAAGATAAGCTAGCGGAGCGCTACGCGATTTCTCCAGAAGTAAACAAGCGAACGAAAGCCGGGAAAGAAGCTTACGCGAAATTCGTAGAAGAAGCTGGAGAGAAGGAAGTAGTATTAGAATCGCAAGTACAAGAGGCGCAAGTAATAGCAGACGTAATTAAGAAGCATCCTATAGCGAAGCAAGTACTAGCCTCCGCGACGGAATTCGAGTACGAAGTAAAGGGAGAGATAAACGGCTTTCCGTTCCTAGGTTACGCGGATATCCTATCGAAGAATTATATCTACGATCTTAAAACTTGTCAGGATGCAAGCCCGAATAAGTTCCAGCGGGACGCGGCGAGCCTTCAATATCATTTACAAGGAGCTATCTATAGAGAGCTTCTAGGACTTCCTTTCCGCTGGATAGCTGTAGAGACGAGCGATCCCTTTAACGTACAAGTCTACGAACAAGACGAAGAAAGCTATAAGCGCGAACGCGATAGGCTCTATCAACTTGTAGAGAGTTTTAAGGAATGGGACGGAGAGCCGCGCGAGTATTCGGATAAAGTATTAACTCTAACTCTTCCTCCATGGGCTTAAAAATTCAATCCTCCACGTATCCAGCTCCGCAAACGTTCAACGAATGGCAAGCCTTCCTAAAGGAGCAAAGAGATAAGATCTACGCGAAACATCTAGGAAGAGGAAACGAAGACCTAATAGATATCGAGCGGGATTAATGAACGAGGAGTTACTAGAGAACTTAAAGAAGGCGCTAATAGAGAGCGGATCTACGATAGCTTTCGTAGTGCTTTTTCTCTACTCTCCTTTTTTAGCCTCTGTACTCTTTTTAATATCGTACCTAACAAACAAGCAAAAATGATTCTTATTACTGGACTTTTAGCCGTAGCTATTATTCTCTATCTAGAAAGAGAATATCGGCATTCCGTAAACGAAGTTCTCGAAGACTGGAAGGAATTCCGCTCTAGTTATAATCCTCAATCTCGCGAGGAGCTGGATAAGCTGAAAGAAGAATTTCGAAACACTAGACTATGAGCTATAAAGAAACGGACGCTTATACGCGGAAAGAGCTACTTATTATGGCTCAAAATATCCGGGAATACGTAATGAACGGAAAAGAAGAATTTTATACGGATTTCTCCTTTCGCAAAAAAGGGACTTACGGGATCAAGGTTAAAGGCATTACGGGCGAGGTAGGAAAAAGGCTTATCGAAGAAGCAAAGAAACTAGACGATCTCGCGGAACTCAAAAGGAAAAAGTAATGAGTATCCAGCTAGTAGAAATAGAGAAGCTAAAAACGAACGAGAAGAATCCTCGATACATTCGTAAGAAGGAGTTTCAGAAGCTCAAGAAGAGCCTTCAGGATAAGCCGCATCTCCTGAACTTAAATCCTATTAAAGCTACTCCAGACGGAACGATAATCGCCGGGAATCAACGTTACAGAGCCGCGCTAGAAATAGGATTAAAGGAAGTTCCAGTTATCTATAGCGAGTACAGCGAAGCCGATAACGAGTATTTCGCTCTTCTGGATAATTCGCACTATGGAGAATGGGATATAGATATTCTAGCTAATGAGATCGAGCCGGAGATATTGGAGTTCTTAAATATCCCTTTCTTCTTTCCAGAGCCGGAAGAAAACGAGGATAAGCCGTTAAAGCTAGAGAACGAAACTTGCGAATGTTGCGGAAAATGAATAAACAAAATTCGACACTAAAAGCGGCTATGCTAGAAGCGTTAAAGAGTACTCTAGGAATAGTATCGAAAGCCGCGGAAGTAGCTGGAATTTCCCGCGCTACTCATTATCTCTGGATGAAGGAGGACGAGGAATACGCGCAAGCCGTAAACGATATACACGAATATGCGATAGACTTCGCGGAGAGCGCTTTATTCCATCTTATTAAAGAGAAGAATCCGCAAGCTACGCTCTTCTTTATGAAGACGCGAGGGAAGGGAAGAGGCTACGTAGAAAAGCAAGAGATAGAAATTACGGAGCGCAAGCCGTTAAGCTGGCTAGATTCAAAAGATGAAGAATGAAGCTCGCGAAGAGCTATTACGATTTCTGTAACTCGGAGAAACGTATACAAGTCCACCAAGGAGGAACGCGATCCGGAAAGACGTACTCTATCCTTACGGGACTTATCGAGCTATGTTATAAGAACCAGAACGCCGGGATAGTAATTACTATCGTACGGAAGACGTTTCCAGCTTTACGAGGGACGGCGTATCGAGATTTCTTCGAGATACTGGAGCGGGAGGAACTCTATAATCCAGACGCTCACAATAAGAGCGAAGCTACTTACGAGCTGTACGGAAACTTGATAGAGTTTATTTCCGTTGACCAGCCGCAAAAAGTACGAGGAAGGAAGCGCGACGTACTCTATGTAAACGAATGTAACGAGATAAGCTTAGAGGACTGGAGACAGCTTTTACTCCGGACTACAGGGAGAGCGATTATCGATTATAATCCTTCGGATGAATATAGCTGGATCTACGAGGAAGTTATTCCTCGCGAAGACGCGGACTTTTTCCAGACTACGTACAAGGATAATCCCTTTCTCGATGAGGCTACGATACGAGAGATAGAACGCCTAAAAAACGCGGACGCTAACTTTTGGCGCGTTTACGGACTCGGAGAGCGCGGAGCTTCTCAAGCAAGAATATTTACGCATTTTCAGGAAGTAGAGAAACCGAAAGGAAAGCTCGTAGCGTACGGACTGGATTTCGGATATACGAACGATCCTAGCGCGATAATAAGACTCTCTACAGATGGAGAAGCGCTCTACGTACAAGAGCTATTATATAGAAACGGGATGAGTAATAAAGAGCTAGCCGAATTCCTGAAGGAAGAGATAGAAGGGAAAGCTATCGTTATCGCGGATAGTGCAGAGCCAAAAAGTATAGACGAGATACATCGATACGGCATTAACGTACATCCAGCGAAGAAGGGAGCGGATAGCGTTCGCGCCGGGATTCAGTATCTTAAATCGAAGCCGCTTTACGTTACTTCGGATAGCGTGAATCTTCTTAAGGAGCTTAGGAATTACAAGTACAAGGAAGACAAGAACGGGAGGATACTTAACGAGCCCGTAGATAGCTTTAATCATGCTATAGACGCTACGCGCTACGCCGCGTCTCATTCTCTTCTACGTCCTAACTACGGAAGATATAGGATAGTCTAAATTCGCAAGAAATCAAGTTTTATGAATATGAGGCTTTCTCTCCCTAGAACATGGAAGGATATTACGCTTCGAGAGATGCAAGTATTACTCTCGGAGAAATCGGATATCGAGAAACTCGCGGGAATAACTGGAGAGAGCGTCGAAGACTTGCGACAAGCTCCGCGAGAGCTCGTATCGATGGCTATAGAACATCTTAACGAGATTCCAGAAACGCGAAGACACTTACGTACGTTTGAACTTGACGGCAAGCGCTACGGATTTATTCCAGAATGGGAGGAGTTTACAGCCGGAGAGTATATAGATCTCGAATCCTATCTATCGGACTTCTGGACGAATGCTCCGCGCGTAATGAGTATTCTATATCGGGAGATAGACTATCTCGGAAAGAAGAAGTATACGATAAAGCCGTATACAGCGAAAGAGGATTACGAGCCTTTTTACGAGCTTCCCGCGGACGTAGTTTCCGGAGCGCTTCTTTTTTTTTGGACTATAAGGAACGAATCGATAGTAAATATTCAGAAAGACTTGCTAACGGCGGCGGCGAAAGTTCAGAACTCTATGGCATATGGGGATGGTACGCGACGCTCTTCGCGCTTGCGGGAGAAGATTACTTACGTATGGAAGAAATTACGCGGAAGCCTATCGAAAACGTCCTAACTCATATTGCATTCTTAAAAGATTACTCGGATGATCTCTCTAAACGCTATTCTAAGTAGAATCGAATCCTTCGCGGAGAATCACTACTTTATCCAGACGTTCAGCTTCGGCAAGAGCGCGGACGAGCTCGATTTAGAAAAGCTCGGAACGTATCCCGCTTTATATCTTGTCTATAACGGAGCGGATTACGACGAAGGAACGAAGACGTATAACTTCGAGCTCTATCTAATAGACCTTCCCGGAGAAAAGGAAGAGAAGAACGAGCAAAGGAAAGAAGCCGTATCGGACTCGGAACAATGTTTAGAAGATCTACTAGCGGATATCTCCAGCGGAGGAAATATCTTCATCTTCGACGAAGATTACGAAGTAACGAGCGGGAGCGTACTTCCTATCTATGCTAGCTACGCGAACGTACTCGCGGGAGCTCTCCTCGATATATCTATTAGCGTTCCTTACGATCGTAGCGCTTGTAACCTTCCCTTAAACGGAGTACAGCCGGAAGGCGGAGGATTCACTTACGCGAGGCGCGGACTCTTGCGGATGCTCACTATTAACGGAGCTACGGATGTTCTATCGGTGAATACTATTCGCGTTCCGAACGGGACGCTAACGGATAACGGAAACGGAGACGTAACGCTTTCTATCTCTGGAGGCGCTGGAGGCGTATCGAGCGTAAACGATATCGAGCCGGATATTAACGGGAATATAGCTCTAGATACGGACGATATCCCGGAGGGAAGTAGTAACGTTTACTATACAGATGCGCGAGTAGATAGTTATCTAGAAAGCGGAAGTATAGACTTAATAGATATCGCTAACGGAAAAGCTTCGATAAGCTGGAACGATACAGACGGGACGCTAGATCTCGCTTATGCGAACGGCGTTACTCTCCAGATAGGACAGGAAGAACATTTTTACGCGAAGGCTACGGAAGCTATCTCGGACGGAGATATAATTATGTTTGTGGGAGCTCAAGGATCGCACTTACTTATAGCAAAAGCGGATATGAGCGCGGCGGGATTCTTTCCAGAATCCGTAATAGGCGTAGCTACGCAAGACTTCGCGCTTAACGATTTCGGATACGTAACAAGCTTCGGAAAGGTACGCGGACTGAATCTCGGAACATATACCGAAGGAGACTTAATCTATCTTGATCCCAATACTCCGGGAGGATACGTAACTACAGAACCGACTCCGCCGGATCATATTATTCTAGTAGCGGCTGTAGTCTACGCTCATAGTACGCAAGGAACGCTCTTCGTACGTCCTTCGCATAAACCGGATACGAACGAAGTTCCAGAAGGGACTACGAATCTCTATTATACGGATGCTCGCGTAGATGCTCGCGTTACGACGCTCGGACTAGCTACTACGACGTACGTAGATACGGAGGTAGGCAACGAGGAAAGCGCTCGTATCTCCGCGGATAGCGGACTACAGACGCAAATAAACACGAACGCGAGCGATATCTCTACTCTAGATGGGATAGCCGTTAAAAGCGTAAACGCCGTAACTCCAATTCTAGGAGCTGTAACGCTGGACTCCGACGATATTTCCGAAGGCGCTACGAATCTATATTTTACTACGGCTGAAAGAACGAAGCTAACCGGAATAGAGGACGGAGCGGAAGTTAATCCTACAGCTAGCGAGATAAAGACGGCGTATGAATCGAACGCAGATACGAACGCATATACAGACGCTGAAAAGAGCAAGCTAGCCGGAATCGCCGCGGGAGCGGAAGTAAACGTTAACGCGGACTGGAACTCGACTACGGGAGATTCTCAAATTCTGAATAAACCGACTCTAGCGGCTGTAGCTACGAGCGGAGCTTATAGCGATCTATCCGGAACTCCTACTATTCCTAGCGCGAGTTATCCTACTACTTCCGTTACGGGAAGTACAGCTTTAACTCCAGCTTACGAACAAAAGTTTGTAATAGCTTCTTCTTCTTCAGCGATAACGCTAGAGATTCAGACGGGACTAACGAAAGACGCGGAAATTCTAGTATATCAAGGAGGAACGGGAAGCGTAACTATTACGGGAGCTTCTGGAGTAACGATCCGAAATACTAGCGGCTTCTCTAACGTTACAGCGGAGCAATACGCCGTAATAGGATTAAAGCAAGTAGGAGGAGCGGACGAATGGGTAATAACTGGAGAACGCAAGCCGTAATGAACTTCTTTCACGCCGTAAACGCTACTCCAGCTAGTACGCGAATTATTCAGAGTAATTTACTCTATAGCTATAATCCAAAGAATACGAATAGCTATCCCGGAAGCGGAAGTACGCTTTACGATCTACAAGGAAATGTAGATTTAACTATAACGGGAGCAACGTATAACGGAAACGGCTATTTTGATTTCGACGGAATCAACGACCAAATAAAAAGCCCTAACTATACTCTATCTCTTCCGAATACTACGCTCGGAGTATGGGTTAAATTCGACGCGAGTACAGGACTTAGAATGACTTTTACTCTATGGAATTCGAGCGGCTTTAAAGGCTATCAGATTTACTGGAACGGCAATACTTCGAGAATGAGCTTCAGAGTAGAGGATAACGCGGGAAATTTCTCTACGTTAATTCCTGTTTTTACTCTTGTTACTGGAACATGGTACTATCTCGCGATGTCTTGGGATAACACTTCCAAGAGTTTAAAGGGATACGTATACGACGGAACTGGACTTGCTCTATCCTCTTCTGGAACGGCTTCCGGAGTAGATACTTCCGCATCTATGACAAGCGTATATAATGCCTTGAGCGATTCGGCTTACGCTGTAGACGGAAGTATAGGAGAAGCTCACGCTTATACTACTCCTCTTTCCCAAACGGAAATAACACAAAACTATAACTCTACTAAATCTCGCTATGGCTACTAAACTATACTATGTACTCCCTTCGGATATGGCTAAAGAACTTAACTACGATTCTTTGGAAGATATCTCTTACGATTACGTTCGAAAGAGCGTAGACGGATCGCTAGCTATAGTCGAGTATAAAGGGAATATCTCTGTAAGAGGCGGAACGTATTTAACGCATGAGCAAGCCGCGGCTCTTATGATTACTCCGGAATGGACTTTAGACGATGGACAATTATAACAAGGCTTTACTTCGTTTCGCGGATGAGGTAGTACTAGCTTCGAAAAGGGAGCTAGGAGTAAAGCGAATCGGAAAGAATAAGAATTACGGCGTAGCTACTAGAGCTCTACAAAAGAGCCTCGCGTATAAGTTTCGCTATCGTAATGGGCAAGTAAGAGCTATCCAGCTCTACGCAAAAGGCAAGCCTAAAGAATACGCCGCTTATATCCATTTCGGAGTAAACGGAACTTTGAAAAGGCGCGGATCTCCGTTCTCGTATGGTGCAAAAATGCCACCTATAGACGTTATCAAAGGATGGATGAAAAAGAAGCCCGTACGACTACGCGACGCGAAAGGAAGCTTTATCTCTCAGAAGCCGTATATAAGCAAGAGAACCGGAAAGAAAGTAGATCCTATGAACTCTCCCGCGTTTCTTATCGCTCGTAGCATACAGAAGAACGGGATTCCGGGAATCTTCTACTTTGAGCGAGGCTATTCTTCCGCATGGAAAAAGAACGAGAAGCGCTTAAGTAAGGATATCGCCGAAGCCGCGTCTAAAGAGATAAGCGCTCGCTTTAAGAACATAACTATACGCTCGTAATTATGGCTATATTTCTTGCCGGATCTCCTACGGATAACTCCTTTCTTCCAGCGAATCAGAGGCTTATCTACGGATTATCTACTTCGACTACGATTACGGACGCTTTTCGCTATATCGTACAAGTCTTTGAGGATGGAACGGAGATAGGGAAGTACTATCTCGCTCCGAACGAAGCGGAAAAAGCTTTTTTCGATTTAGGTACTATCGCAAAGGATAGAGTAGAGCCGGATACGTCTCCTTATTTAGATAGTGCTTCTATCCTCTTCTCCTATACTACTAAATATCTTACGCGCTCGAACGGGAACGTAAAGAAGTACGAAGTTAAGATAGGCGAGTACGACGGATCGAGCGAGACGCTAGCGCAAGCGACGAAGACTATCTACTTAATAGGCGGAAGAGAACAAACTTCCAGCGGCTTACATCCAGACTTTTCGGATTTCTACGGAACGGCAAGCGATAAGAAGTATTGGCTTACAGACTATCCGCTTACGGGAGATCATATAGAGATAAAAGCTAGAGACGAAGACGAGGGATACGTAGCTTTCTTACTTCGTAATACTATTAGCTCCGTAACGCAGCTAGTATATACCATTACTTACGCTGGAGGAGTTACGATTACTCAAGCCGTAGATATTAATACTACTAACGGCGCTCAACTTCCTACAGCTACAAGTCCTACTAACGGCTTTCTTTGCTATGCGGCGGCGTTTCCCGCTACTCTGGAGGCGCTAGGATGGACTCTTACTAATTGGGAGAACATTCGGATCTTTCCTCGCGATGCTGTATCTACTCAAAAAGGACGAGAGTTAAGGATAGTCCGGGATTGCAAGAGCCGAAGACAAGAAGCGACGCAAATAGCCTTTAATAACTCTCGCGGAGGATGGGATTACTTGAGCTTCGAAGGGAAGCGCCTCGAAACGTATACAACGGAAAACAAGCCTTATAAACCGGCGGCGGGAACTTGGAACGCGGCTACGTTTTCGCTCCCGTACTTTACGTCGGAAGAGAAATACTTTTATAAGGAAGCCTCTCAAAAGTTTACGTTACGCGGAATCTTTAATCAAGAAGAGATGGAAGTAATACGAGCGCTATTCATGGCAAAGAAAGCTTATCTCCGTTTGGATACATGGCTTCCAGTACTCCCGGAAG